ACCAAGGCCAGTTTCCGCCGGGGCACGGTATGTGCGAGACACAAGGCGGCTTAGAAGCGATCGCACAGAGAGCCGAGGACCGCGCCCGCGACAGGCCAACCCACGAGTGCTCTTGCCACATGAACCCGCCGTGCTGGCACTGCACCGACTGTGAGGAATGCGCCGATGAATGACCTCGACATGGCTCTCGAAAGTTACGACATCGACGACGAGAAGTCCGACAGCTACGCGGAGCGACTGCGGGAGCGCGCCGACGACCACCGCGAGGCACTCGCCACCGACCCGGACGCCGACTGATGGGGTACCTAGATCGTGTCCTCGCCGACTCGACCGACCGGCCCGCATGGCTCCTCACACGGGTGCCGGTCGTGGGGGCGTCCGACGCCGCGAAGCTCGCCCGCGCCGCCTCGCTGGACAAGTACCTCGCGGCGAAGCTCACGGCGTCGACGTTCACCGGGAACACCTACACCGAGTCGGGGAACGAGTGGGAGCCGATCATGCTCGCGTGGGCTGGCATCCCACAGAACACGCTCCTCATTCACTCCGAGACTCACCCCGGCCTCGCAGCGACACCGGACGGGCTCAAGGTCACCCCTGACGGGATCATCCTCGCCGAGGTGAAGGCGAAGCATGACCGCATCGTCTACGGCCCCACACCGGCCGAACTCCGCCAGGTCGCATTTCAGCAGTACTGCGTCGGGAATGTCCTCTACACCGAGTTCGTGTGGGCGGAGATCGTCAACGGCGAAATGCGCACCGACGAACCGAAACGCCTCCGCGTCTACCCCGCCGACGTCGCGCACATCCTCGCCGACCTCATCCCGCTCGCCGTTGAACTATCCGCGCGGCTCACCGCCGCCCTCGCATTCGAAATGAGCACACCATGAGCAAGGAAATCACCCAGTACGAAGCCGCCGGACTCGACGAGAAAATGCGCTACGTGCAGACGCTCACCTCCGCGGGGAGCCTCATCCCCACCGGCCTCCACGACAAAGGGCAACCGTCCCCCGGGAAGGTGCTCCTCGTGCTGGAGACGGGCGCGATGCTCGGCATTCACCCGATGGCGGCACTCGGCGGGATCCACATCATCGAGGGGAGGGCGTCGATCTCACCTGGGCTGATGTCGGGGCTCGTGAGGAAGGCGGGCCACAAGCTGCGGGTGACGACGACGGGGAGCATCAAAGGGGGCGACTTCGCCGCGACAGCGACCCTCACCCGCGCCGATGACCTCGACTTCACCTACTCGGCCACATGGACGCTCGCCCGCGCCGCAACCGCAGGCCTCGCGGGTAAGTCGGTGTGGAAGAACTACGGGGAGGCGATGTGCAAGGCCCGCGCGATCAGCGAAGTCGTGAGGGAGGGCGCCGAGGATGTGCTGATGGGGGTGTCCTACACCCCGGAGGAAATGGGTGCTCTCGTCACCGACGCCGGCGAGATGGTCGCCACTGTCGACCGCCCCGACCCGGTCGAGGACTGGCCGGCACTCGTCGCCGCCGCCACCACCACACCGGAACTCATGGGCCTGCGCGACCGGGCCGCAGCTGTGGACCAGTACACGTCTAACCGGATCCTGTTCCTCGCGAGGGCTGGCGAACTGAGCCGCGCGACCGACGAGAACACGGTCGACGCCGACATCGTCGACGACGAGCCCGCCGCACCGGCCGAGCTCACGGCTGAGGAGTACGAGCAGGCCAGCGCCGCCGAGTACGCCGCGGAGGTGAACGACCGTGCCTGATCTTCGCATCGACCCCGACCTGTTCATGGAGTTCCTGCCGATCGTCGCTGACGGCACGGCGCAGGACATCACCGACTGGCTGCGCGAGCACGTCACGAACGACACCGCAGCGTTCCAGTTCATGCAGACGCTCCCTCGGATGTCTGCGGCACTGTGCCCGATGCTCATGGGAGGCGCGAAGGCCCGCCCTGATGAGTCTTGGGTCATTCGACACCTGAGCGACACCCCGAGTGAGCAGGCCTCCGAGCAGGCTGTTCAGATGCTCGTCGCCGCGCTAAACGACGACGCCGATGTGCTCACCGGAATCATTCTGGCGGTGCTCAATTCGCCGGAAGATCACCTTGCGAGAGTCATGGTGAATCTGATCGCCCAACTTCGGGACTTCGTCAACCTGACCCGCAAGAAGGCCATCGAATGAGTCACGAGATCGCAAACCTCACCACCGGCGAACTGACGAATTACGAACCGGTCGGACCGCTCGAGCTCGAGCAACTGATCCGCGAGGTCGGCGACCGCCTCGAACACGCTGTCCCCGTCATCAAGGAACTATGGGCCCGCCGCTACCAGGCGGAGCGGACCTACATCGAGGCGAAGGCGAAAGCGGTCATGCGGTCGAAAGAGACAACCGTTATGAGGCAGCGGGCCGAGGCCGACCTCGCGACCATGCAGAAGAAGAACGACTTCGATGACGCGAAAGAGATCCTCCACGCGGCCGAGGCACTACAGAAAGCACTCACCTCGAAAATGTACGGCTACATGAACATATCCAAGGCTGTCACGGCCACCTATCACGCCGGAGGGATCGGGAGATGACCGCCCTAAAACCACCCTTTCCATACTTCGGCGGCAAATCTAAAGCTGCCCCTGCGATCTGGCAAGCCCTAGGTGACGTGGGCGGGTATGTGGAGCCCTTCGCGGGTTCTGCGGCTGTCCTTCTAGCGCGGCCGCGCTTCGCTGGGAGGCGCGTGGAGACGTTGAACGACATGGACGGCTGGTTGGTCAACATGTGGCGGGCTGTGCGCTCACAGCCCGACCTCGTGGCTGAGCACGCATCGGGGCCGGTGACGGAGATCGACTACCACGCTCGACTTGCTTGGCTACAGGAGCGCCGCACCGCCGGCCTAGTGTCATGGCTCGAGGGCGACCCGGAGGTGTGCGACGCGAAGGCTGCGGGCTGGTGGTTGTATGTCGTCGCGTGCGGGATCGGTGACCCGTGGGGCTCCGGCCCGTGGCGTGTGGTCGACGGGCGCATGACCGACACGCGCGCACTTCCCCACCTCGGGGACGCGGGCCAAGGTGTCAACCGCGAACTTCCCCACCTCGGGAACGCGGGCCAAGGCCTTGTGGAGTACATGCACACACTCTCCAAACGTCTCCACCGCGTGCGAATCACCGCAGGCGACTGGCGTCGGGTTCTCAAATCATCTGTCACACGGGCCTCAGCGGGAAACGGCATAACCGGCATATTGCTCGACCCGCCATATGCAACATCCGGTGACCTATACGCATCCACCAACACAGGCGAAGGGCACAAAACGATCTCCGCTGACGTGCGCGAGTGGTGCATAGAAAACAGAGACGATCTCCGAATTGTGCTCTGCGGATTCAACGACGAGCACGACGAACTTCTCGCCCACGGGTGGACTGTGGAAGCCGGAAAGGCCGGCGGCGGTGCCGGATACAACACGGACGGAAAAGCCGGGAAACGCGAACGGTTGTGGATGTCGCCAACCTGCCTCGGGGCACAACAATCATTCAACTTGGAGGGCATCGCATGACAACCACACCAGACCCGGAAACTGTGCGCGCGGTCCTGGCCGAGGTGCAGAAGCTACTCGGCACGCGATCGTTTGGCCCGGTGAGCCTGTCGAATATCGCGCACGAGTTCGGTGTGCACGACTTCGGAACACCCCAAGTGATGCGCGCGTCCGGCTGGTACGGAGGCACCGAGTGATGCGGGTTGTAATCGAGTCACCGTTCGCTGGCGACATCGAAACAAACACCCGGTACGCCCGAGCCGCAATGGCCGACAGTCTCGCCCGCGGCGAGGCGCCAACAGCATCCCACCTGCTTTACACGCAGCCGGGAATCCTCGACGACACAAAACCGGAGGAACGGAAGCTCGGCATTGAGGCGGGCCTCCTCTGGGCTGCTGCGGCTGAGCTCACCGCGGTCTATACCGACCTGGGTATCTCGCCGGGAATGGTCGCTGCGATCGCCCGCTCCGATGCTGAGGGGCGCCCGGTCGAGCGGCGCTCGATTCGAGCATGGGCAAAGGGGAGCCTCAAATGACCGCGACCTACAACCCGGCCACGGCGGAACCGTGGATGGATGATGCCCTCTGTGCGCAGACGGACCCGGACATCTTCTTCCCCAATAAGGGCGACTCGGCGGCACCGGCACGGTCGATCTGTAAAGCGTGCCCGGTGATCGCCGAGTGTCTCCTATTCGCGGACGGTCAACCGGAACCGATGGGTGTTCTCGGGGGGCTGAGTGCACGGCAACGCCGCACAATACGGGCAACACGGGCAGCGGAGAGGCGGGCGACCGCATGACGAAGATAGGCGAATTGTTCGCAGGGTATGGCGGACTCGGGCAAGGCGTGCAATCGGTCATCGGCGGGGATATCGCGTGGTTCTCCGAGTTCGATGACGCGCCCTCCAAAATCCTCGCGCACCACTTCCCCGGCATCCCCAACCACGGCGACATCACAAAAATTGATTGGTCGACAGTCGAACCCGTCGATGTGCTCACGGGCGGGTTCCCGTGCCAGGACGTATCCCTCGCAGGCGCACGACGTGGGCTCAAGGAGGGCACCCGCTCGGGGCTGTGGTCCTACTTCGCGGAAGCAATCGACGCACTTAAACCTGAATTGGTGGTAATCGAAAATGTCCGAGGACTTCTATCTGCCGAGGCTACTGGCCCGGTGGAACCCGACCCGTGGAATCTGGGAAACGGGACAGATGGACCTACTCTCCGGGCAATCGGAGCCGTACTCGGCAACCTTTCCGAGCTCGGGTATGACGCGCGATGGACTGGCCTACGAGCTGCCGACGCCGGAGCACCCCATGGACGATTCAGGGTTTTCATTGTTGCGTACCCCGATGGGAGCCGAAGCCGCCGGGGGCCCGCGGAATCCGGCGCGAGCCAACGCGACAATGCGGCTATCGGATCAAATACGGGAAAAGCTGCTGAAAACCCCGACCTCTCAGCTCGCTATCAACGGCGGATCGCAACACCCCGACAAACGGAAACAGGGCGGACACGGGCCGACACTGGCCGACGAGGTAGAGCACCTACTACCGACGCCGACAACACAGGACGCGGCGAACCCGCTCAACACGCTAGTTCACACGCTGCTACCGACACCGGCCGCGTGTGTAGCGAACGACGGGGAGGCGACAGCGACATGGTTAGCCCGCCGAGAACGAGTGAAGTTGACGGCGAACAACGGGAACGGGAT